CTTGCGGGGGCCCCGGCGTGCTTTCGCACGTTGTGACCGGTCGATTTCACTGACCGGCCAGGCTCATCAGAGTCGGGCTTGCCTCTTATGCGACAAAACCGCATTATTTTCGGAGCACTTAATATGCCGAGTACCAAAACGGAATCCATAAGGTATCGATGGGACGCTAAGCAAGCGACAACGTCAGAACCGGGGACATCCACCTACGTTACCACATTCACGTCGGCTGTTGATATGCAGCCTTCGGGTTTTGTTAACCGTGGGGATTCTCCGCGTAACTGGCGTCAGCGTATTGCTAAAGGTCTCGGCGCTACCTCTACATTGGATGGCCAAAAGGTGTCGGCTAGTGTTAGTGATACCGGTACGGCGACCAGAATTGATCGTCGTAACAGCACCGGTAACATTAGGACGACAGTATTAAGAGGGAGCGTAGGTATGGTCGATAGCCTTGCGGCTATGCCGTCACTGAACTCCTCACTCCGAGATTCCGCAATCTTGGCCGCGCGTACTAAGTTCGCCAAGCGATGCCTCCACGCTCAACAGAAAGTTCAATCTCTGGTGAGTGTCGGGGAAATCGGGCAGACTGTACGTATGATCCGAAGGTTGGCTGGGGTTCTCCACCATGGCGCGTTCGATTACCTTGCGTCGTTAAAGAAGCGACGCAAGCGTCGAAAGCGTCAGGGCTCTCCTCGTGAGAGGAGGCGGACAACTACCCAGCTGATTTCGGAAACATGGTTAGAGTACTCGTTTGGATGGCAACCCCTGGTCAATGATATACACGGGCTCGCCGAAGGCCTCGCTACAGCAAACGTCAGGGCGGCAGCGCAGTTTGAAACTGTGACTGCGTCCCGTCAGCTTGATGCAGCTTCGCCGGCGGTGATATCCGTGCAAAATCATTTGATCAGTGGGTGGAACCGTTTCCAGACTACTGAAGTTGGTCAGGTCAAGTGGAATGCTAGCGCGCGCTTCAAGGGGGCTGTTAATTTGCAGCCCCCCGGAACGAACGCTATTACAAACCAGCTTGGCCTCCGACTCAGGGACATCGTTCCTACTTTGTGGGAGCTGATCCCGTACTCTTTCGCTGTAGATTACTTCACCAACGTTGGTGATATAATCGCGTTAAATAGCCTCCGCCAATGCGACCTGAGATGGGTTGAGTTGGGTTGGGCATGCGATAGCATGCGCACTCACCAACTTCAAAACGTCACAGGTCCGCCTAACGGTAACTATACAATGCTGTCAACGACATTCAGCGCGCCAAGTATGGCGACGTTAAGCAATAAGCAGATCCACCGCGAACAGTACGTTGGGACTCTTGTCCCTCCGCTTCAGTTCAGTATTCCAGGCCTTAAACAAGCCTTGAACCTAGGTGCTCTGCTCGGTGCGAGCCGTCGCACTTCCTCGGAGCTCTCGTCTTATTGACGAGGCTCTGTTCTTTCTACCCCTTTAACCTCAATGAGGTGTTTATGTCTTGGTCACCCGATGCATCCATAACCGGGGGAACGGTCACCGGCTTCACGTCACCTACCTATACAATGGTTGATGATGTGGCTCCGGCGCAGAATGCCAAGCAGAAAACTGTGTCCGCACTAGGCGGAACGCAGGGTACTGCTTCGGCAAACTCGGTCTCCGAGCCCTTTACGTCGTCGTTCTACAAGCCGTCGTCTCTTAAGACGATTCCGGCTCCGAACCCAACGACAGGGCTCAGAGGCTCGATCCCGAACAACCAGTACAAGCTCATCATCCGTAAGGGTGGTGAAGCTGCTTCTGGTGTCCCGGTTGTGGCCATTGCTCGCCTGACGATCGATGTCCCTGCTGGGATGGACTCGTTCGATCCGGACAACGTCCGGGCCCTCGTGTCTTTCCTGGTCGGCCTACTCAATGAAGAGTCGGCAGATCTGGCAGACACACTGCTCACTGGCGTCCTCTAGTCAATCTACCTCGTGCGGCTGTTTCACGGCCCTCGAGCAAAGGAGTCTCTAATATGAACCCCGATGTTCTGTCGATTGCAATTGCCGAGCAAGCTCGGCTCTTAGGAGTATTCAGTGAGCTTTTGCAAAAGGCTGAATCTTACCGTGCTACCCGCCTTACGGGCGGGCGCAAGGGTTTTGACCGCCTCTGCAAACGCGGTGTCGAAATACTGCGGGTCCTGCGAAAGCAGGATCCGAAGTGTTTTGACGACCTCATATTCGCTAGCGGGCTTACTGCGCACTGGGCGTTTCTTTACGCTCAGTCCGGTACGCCTATTAGCGAGTGTGCTCGGGTCCTTCGGACCCAAGTACGTGAGGCCGCGAGGGGCGCGCCGACGCTCAAAGCGACGAGGGAATGGGCGCTCTTCCCGTATAGCTTCGCGCCGCTCAAGAGCGCGTTAGCTGAAGGGAAGTGCTACCGTCCTCGCCGCAAGGCGATAAGCGGCGTTCGTTGAGTCACCTCCAAGGACACGATAATGTCAGTCAGACCTATCGCGTTACTAGAGTGCTTAAAGGAAGACCTTGCCGAAGCCGGGCTCCCCACTGAAGGTGGTGAGTTCTGGCCAGGCATTGGGATCCAGGAGGCCGCGGCTGTCAACTTGCTCAACTCGTTCCTTAAGAAATTAAGGACCGGGCGAACAGTTGACACCGATAATCGGGCTCTTGAAAAGTTCCTCGCTTGCAATCGTGCCTGCGAAGAATGGGTCCCGGACATGTCCATTATGGACACGAAGCTAGAGATCATTCTGGGTACCGTAAGACAGTACCTCGATGACTTCTGGCACCGCGAGGGGCTTGACCTGGTGGGCTCGGATTTCGACGTCCTCGAAAGAGGAGCGTTGGGGCCGGGCGTATCCATCGGGTCGCACGGAAACGACTTCTACTCGAAGTTGTTCTCGTCGCCTCTCACGGTTTCGGACCTTCCTCTGTACCTCGCGTACAGGCTCTACATCTGGAACCTCCCCGAATGGAGTATCGCGGAACAAATCCGCTACCTCGAATACGGCGAGCCCTGTGTAGTGAAAAGCAGTCGTCTTAGCTTTGTTCCGAAGAACGACGAGATATCCCGATGTATCTGTATCGAACCGACGCTGAATGTTTTCTATCAGCTCGGGTTCGGTCGGATTTTAGAGGACAGGTTGGCGGAGAGATTTGGCATCTCCCTCGCGACCCAGCCTTTTATAAATCGGGCTCTCGCGCGCCTCGGGAGCATCACTGACGGTCTAGCTACGCTAGATCTAAGTAGTGCCTCCGACTCTATCAGTCACAGTATGCTTAAGTTCCTCCTTCCGAAGCGCTTTATGCACTTCTTGGAGCGATACCGAAGTACCGCGGTTGATGTGAAAGGGCGCGGGTCTGTACCGCTGGGCATGATCTCCACGATGGGTAACGGTTATACGTTCCCGTTGCAGACCATGCTCTTCAGTGCAGTGGTTCTGGCGTGTATGAACTGGAGGGGAATACCCTCCAGGCCTGGTCCTAGTTTCTCTCACTACCCAGTGAGACAACCAGACCCAGCTCATTCTACGCGAGCCAGCGAGCTTTGGTCAGTTTTCGGTGACGACATAATATGTCCATCCGCTTGCGCGGAGGACGTAGTCAGAACCTTAACTTTCCTCGGCTTCAAGGTTAACCAGGACAAGTCCTTTGTCAGAGGACCGTTCCGCGAGTCATGCGGCTCAGATTTCTTTAATGGGTCTGAAATCCGTGGTGTATACGTGAAAACGTTAAGTACACCGGAAGCTCGCTACTCTGTGATTAATCTACTTACCCGGTTTTCGACAAAAACTGGAATCCGACTACGGCGAACAATCCGGGCATTAGTCAACTCAGTTGACTACCTGATTGTCCCCCCGTGGGAGGATTACAGCTCGGGCATCCACGTACCTGAACCATTAAGCAGACATTTGCCGGTGGATCGGAACCTTTCGCGAAATTATTTCGCTCGGATTCCTTCACCTCGCAAGATCCGCTTTAAGGACGGGTTCGTTGTCGTGCCAAGAGGGTGTAAGCAGCGCATGTGGAACCCACCAGGGCTCCTCATTAGCTTTTTACAGGGTTCGATAAGTTCTGCCTCGTGCGGAGTCCGTGAGGACTTCGTTCGATACAGGACGAAGCGAATGGTGGCACCCTCTTGGGAGCCATCATCGATAGTCCGGCCCGAGTCTAACGACTACGGGCTGGACTGGGGACAGTGGGCAACCACTGTCGCTGACGCTCTAGAAATAGAGTGATCAGTTCGGAGGACTTTATCCTCCTCGGGAGAATGC